GGATAAATAAAATGCTAATCCCGCTGTCATACAAGGTGCAAATCGATAGGGTACATTAACTGCATTAGTATAAGCACCTCCATCCTGAATTCTTCGTGAATAATATAAATTTAATTTATTTCCGTCCTGAGCTGCACCGGGCGTTAAATATAAAGTTAATGTGGTTCTATCAATAAATCTTTGAATAAAAAAAGAAGTAGGAATTCCTTTGGCACTTTTATTAGAATAACCTTGATACTGGGATCGACTTACTTCAGTCATTGGAGAGTCAATACTCGTAGAAGTAATTCTATAATTAACTTCTAATATATTATCCATCCCAGTCGCATGCTGAGTGACCGCATCGCCACTTGAATGAGTCGCAGCCGTAGTACTATTAGATCCACGAACAGCTCCTGTAAGGTTTGCTGCTCCGGTTGCTGCTGATTTTCCTGTATATCGAATTGTCTCAGAGTTAACGGTAATGGTTCCTCCCCCTTGATCAGCGCCAGGCATATCTGTAACTTCTGTTAAAGGAATATCCGTAACAGATGCATTAATACCTGCAGATAAAGTCGTTGTTAATCCTTGAGACGCTCCATCGGCCGGGGATCGATAAGTTGTATAAACATTCGTTCCCTCAACTAGAGTAAAACCTTGATTAGCTATTTCCCAATAATGAAGTCCTCTATTACTCCATTCAGAAAATAAAAGATTTAAAGATCGTTTAGCTGTTTTGAGTTGATAACCTGAGACGTTTTGTAGCCCAATTCTTTCGTAAGCTTCTTCTACGATTTCATCAATCGGAAGAGTCTTGTCAAAAGTGTATGAGTGAGAAGTAGTGTTAGCCATGTAACCCTACCCGTCATAATATACTGTTACACCTGTGATATCAGCTGCAGTTAGATTTATGTACGCACCCGCACTAAACAGTACTCCATTATCAGGAATGTAAGGGTCTATATTGCCTACTGCACCGGTTAAAGGAATCGTTAATAAAGTAGTTCCTGTTATTGAAGTATTCTTAAAAACTACATTTCCAGCCGAAGCTTTACTTGTACCTGTTATTCCTCTGATTCTCGTTCTTCCGGCAAATACAGTTCCAGTAAGTGCTCCTGTTCCCAGTATTCCTGCTTGAATATCAGTCGTAATAGATCCTGAGGCAGTAATACTTGTAACCGTCAAATATTTGTTAGCAGAATTTACCGTACCTGCATTAGGTCCTGTAAGAGTCTCTGTTTGAGCATCTCCATTTCCATCGGTTCCAACAATATCAAAAGTTCTTCCGCTATTGTCGGCACTTGAATATAAAGTTATTGTTTCCGTAAGATTTCCGTAAGGTCCACCGTCAGCTATAACTAAAGATGTAGCCGAAGCTGATGCAGATACTAAAGCTGCACTAACACCTTGCGGTTCAAAAAATTTCGATTTTACGTCTGATACGTTTGCCATAATTCAATTCCTTTAATCTTCTAAGCTCCCGAAGGAGCTTAGAATAATTTTATTATCTTTGTTGAACCGTTTGAACGTAGTCAACATAAAGATCGTTAGCTACAGTTCCTTTACTTTCAGTCATCATCTTCAATTCCATAAGCAAATCATCAGGAACAGTTGTTGCTGCTTGTGTTCCGACGGACTTACCATCTAAGAAAAGTTGAAACTGAACAGCTGTAACACCTGGTGCTGAACCTACTGGTTGGAATAAGAATCCCAATCTAACAGCATTGTCCGGCATGTTATAAGCAGTTGCCGATTGCGTCGTTATAGAAGAATCTGCAAAAGTATAAGTACTTCCGCCAGCTGAATCTAACATATCGAAAGATACACCAGCTCCATTTTTTCTAGATACAAATTGAATTGTAGTTGTATCTTCTAAATGAGAAAATCCAATACCATCATCTGGTACTGCATTTGGGTTAACGTGCCCATTAGCACAAAAACCAACAAAAGTGTTAAGTTCAGTAACATCGGTAACTGCGATTTTAGTTTCGAAGTACCATGCTTTTTGAGAGTGATACTGGAAAACGTCCTCTGATGCAGCTATTGCGATGTCTGCAGCACTTGGACCGGCATCTCCCATTCTCAACCATCCTTGCGCATATTGAGCTAACATGTAAGACCCGCCCCCTGGATCTACTATAGTCCATGGTGCAGTAGTTACTTGTGAGAACTGGACAAAGTCATCTTGGAATGCCCATTCAGCAGGTGTAGTTGCACCTGTTATTAAAGGTTGCTTGATGCCACTAAATAAAGAAGTGCCATTAGCTTTTCCTTTTACGTTTGTTACGCCACTTGAAAAGTGTGTTGTCATATAATCAGCGCCTCCTCGCGCCAGTCATTCTTCCTAAGCAAAGAACAACCAATTTATGCATTTATATGCTTAGTAAGTTTTTTATAGCTTACTTTTGCGCAGAGCGCAAGGTATCCCTATAGAAATGTGTGATTTGTGATAGCGCTTAAGTGGCTATCGAAACTTCGGCCTTGGCTTCGGCTATTTTAGTTTGAAGCGTTTGTTCTTCAAACTCTTTGGCAACGATCTCTTTAATAATATCCTGGATTTTTCTATTGATTTCAATCATTCGGATATTATGCTTCCCTGACTTCAGGTGCTCTTGTTGCCACTCTAACTCCAAGGACCTCTTTTGTGTGTACAGGTCTTCGGTCATTACTAACCTCCTCATAGGTTATCCATTTACCAGTGGTAAATCCATCTTTCTCCAGTTTTACCTCATTTTTTCCTAGTTTGTCAAGGATAGATTTTTCAATACCAACAGCCGTATCTTCCGCTGAAATATTAAAATCAGCATAATAGCCATGATATCGAATCTGTACTCGGAAGTTTTTCATAGTGAATTTCTATCTTTATTTAGTAAATGGGGCGATTTTGAGGCCGCCCCATTAATTTTCTTTAAGTATTACGCACCTTCAACACCGTAAATACCTCTAGGGTCAGATACGCCAAAAACGTATCTTGCTCTAGCTTTGTATCTTACGTTGCCAGTGTCAAAGTCCCCTTCCATCTTAGTAGTAAGAGGAGCTCTGTCAAAGTGTTTCATACCATTCGGTACATCTGTAATAATATACCAAGAATCAGTATCTGTTAGGTAGTTGTTCACTCTATAACCTTGAGGAATCATACCCATAGATTTGACTGCATTGATATCATTATCAGCAGTTCCAACTCTACCTTGAGATTTCATTAATCTCTCAGCAGTGAACTGATTAGCAGATGGGACAATCATCTTCACACCTTTAGCAGCAATTTTTAAACCTCTTTCATCAGTTAGCGCAGCAATATCAATTAATGCTTGCTCTAATGAAGTTTCGTTTAAATCCGCTTGCGTAGTAAGAGTATTTGAAAATACTCCTGCTAGCGTTGGGTGTGCAGTACTAAATAGTGAAACAGAATCGCCTGAATCATAGTTATCTGTAGAAGGTAACCCTTGAATCAGAGGAAATACTGATTTCACTTGTTTAGTGTTTGCCATCGATCTTGCCAATGCTTTTGTGTAACGAGAAGATAGTTTGTCGTACAGGTTATCTTCAATAGCTTCCTCAGTGATCGCAAAAGCGAGAGCAATTGTCTCGTTAGTGTATCTTGCTGTGAAAGTTTCTTGCGCTTGATCAAAAGCAACCCCGGATCCTTCCGGTTTTACCATTGCGTTAGCGAAACCTGACAACATAACTTCTTCTTCAAAAGCTCTGTCAGATGATTCAGTCGTATAAATTTCTGCCGACTGATTTTCGTATTGTTTGTACTCCAGGCCAAATAAAGCATTTAAACCTGGCTCTAGTTCTTTGACTAGTTGATTACGTGATATTGCCATGATTTATCCTCCTTATATTCCAACTGCGTTGTTGCCTAGGATATGATTAGAAATCATAACACGCCAGACGCTTCCAGCGGCTGACACATCTTGATTCTGTGTATCTCTAGTTAACCCCAACACTTTTAACTGATTAACAACAGTCGTCGGCGTGCCGATTGTGAAACCCGAAATATAATTCGGTGCTCCAGAACCAGCAGAGTCTACTATTGGTGCAGTAGCTCCTGCGTCAGCCTGTGTCATTGAAGTTAATGCTGTTCTCATTTCAAACATTTGTTGTGGATCATCATTGATGAGACACGTCATGTCTGTTGCAGCGTTGTTGGGAGCCCAGTTAGACCATGTTGGCTTGCTAGTACTCGGATCAGTATAAAATGCGCCGTTTAACGAACCCACAGCATTTAGCACTCCAGCTCCTGCGGTTGCTACTGTTGCGTAGCCCGTAGCTGCTAAGAGTGTTAAGTCATGGTGGTCGATTGCTGTTGTTGATGCAGCTTTCTTCCATTCGCCTAAACCAGCGTTATTGTCATTCTGACCGACTTTTCTCAAGGGTCTCAATCCGAAACCCGTTGAACTTTGGTTAGCCATAGTTGTTCTCCAAATATAGACCATTATTCATAGTCTACGGTTTATATAAATTTCGTTGGTTGAATGTTAAAAAATTAACGTTTTCTACCACCGAAGGTTGTACGAGACTGTCGATCAATATTGATCGGCATACTCTTATGCTGTTCCTTCATTAAATCGTTGTCTACTGCTTCCATCTGCTCCATTCCTAATTTGGAAAAGTATTCAGATCTTTGCTTCGCGATTTCGTTAGGTACCCTTGTCAGCACAAGGCCTCCGTGCCCGATCACCCCTGCGTATCTGCCATCTGGTATTGCTGGATAGTCATCTCCTGGAAATTCATCGGCTCTTACTAACTCATATCCGGACCTTAAGCGTCCTTGTATGTTTTTCGTGTCGAGAAATCCCATGATTTCTACCCTAACCCATCTGTGTCTGAATCCAGTTGGCGCGTTGGGCGTATCTAAGTACGATGGTGGAGTCCAAACTTTCTTACGTAAAGTTTTAGCTCTAGTCTGGCTCGCACGGGAAGTAGTCTTTGTTTCTTTTGTCATATGCTTATTCTCCCTCCGTGAGTCTTAATTGTCTTGCATACTCTTCTAGTGGCACACGCAATTTTTTAGCGATTGCTACTTGTGAAGGTGTGAGTTTCACACTTTTGCGACTAGTCCTTGCACTCCGCGTTGCAGAAGCAACGTTTTGCGTAGGTTTATTAATCGTCTTTTCTACACTATTACCAAATTTCTGGGGAAATTCAAGTCTTATTCTTTTATTAATTTCTTCATAATAAGAATCTGACTTGGGATCATACCCTTCTTCTTCAGTAAGCTTTCTATGTAGATCAAAAGCTGTGTAGGTCATGGCATTATCTTTGCCAAACCATTCATTCTTTTCCGCCCAATCCTCTGCTTTTGGATCTGGTGGCGGCGTTTGTTGAGTAGGATACTGGGCTCCGGGGCCTCGTTTTCTTGTAGTTTCTCTAGCAGTCTCTTCCATCTTTTGCCTGCTTTTGATTTCTGCAAGTTTACCCTGCTCATATCCTAATTGTGAGATCGCGGTTAAAGCTTCAACTTCAGCTTTTTTATCATCGGCTTCTCTAGAAGCACCTAGTTTAGCTTGGGCCGCTGCTAAAGATGATTTGATTCTATTCTCCATTTCCACGGCATAATCTCTATCTAACGTCGTGGCTGTGTGAGTCAATTCATCTCGTTCTCTCATTACACGTTTAGCATAAACAACAGCTTCTTCTTTTTGTCGCTCAGCTTCACGCATTTTTCTGGTAAGTTTAGCAATACGTTTTTTAACGCCTTCACTATACTCTTCCATTTCTTTCTTTTGTTCTGTTGGTTCTTCTTTTACTTCTTCCTTTTTATCTGGTTCGCTAGCTTGAACATCAGGCTGCTTATCAGGTTCCTCAGGTGTGTCAGCGGACTTATCACTGTCTTGAGTAGTTTTTTCATCTTTGACTTCTCCTCCTTCAGCTTTTTTATCTAAATCAACTTCAGTTGCTTTTTCATCAGCATCACCGACATCAATTAGATTATCTGTTTTTACTTCTTTTTCTTCTTCTGGCATAGTTCCTCCCTATGATTATATTTCGTGGAATATATCTTCAGGGTTTTCCACGGTTGCTAGAACTTCATCATCATTGAGAAGTCTAACCTCACCCCCATCTATTTTCATTCTGGATCCGGCATATCGAGCAAAAATAACCCAGGTTCCTTTTTTACACCAAGGCCCTTCAGGAAATCTTTTTTTATCTTTATATGCATCGGGTCCTACTTCTAAAACAAGTCCACAAGTCGATGCTACTTGTGAACGTTCTATAACGTCATCCGTTATAAGAATACCACCTTTGGTTTTCTCTTTCATTTTGAAAGGTAAAACTAAAAGCCTCCAACCCGTAGGTTTGGGTAATTTTTCTGATTCTAAAGTTAAATCTTTTTCCTTAGGTTCTTGATCGTATTTTTCTTGAAGAGCGTCTCTATGTTTTGGGACTTCCTTGTGGTTTGATGCTGATAACTGTTCCGTCATTTTTTTGCTCCTTTTTTTCTAGCAGGCTGGATATTTCCTGGCTCATATACTGATATGTTCGTAACTGTCCTAACATATACTGATATTTCTCCATATTGTCAACACCGCCTGAAACCATAGCTGCGACGACGTCATCATGTCTCATTTTAACGATTCTTCTAATCTTATCTACAAATACTAAATCATCCATTATTTTTTTTTCCTTTTTGTCTTTTTCTTCTTTCCCTTAGGTTTACTACCATAAGCTTTTGTCCATTCACGCGCTATCTTGGGCTCATTCTTCCATAAATAACGTCTTTGTTTTTCTGACTTAAAGGGCATTATAATACCGCCTTAGGAACCTCATAGTCTTTTAAAACTTGAAGTTTTTCTTCTGCCGCTGCAATTTTATGTAATTGGCAATCCAATTCTTTTTGATGATTAATATGTTCACTAACCGCTACAGAATTTTCCAAAAGTAATTTAATCGAGGCATCTGCTGCCGCGATGTCTGCTTCGTATTGCTTCTCTAATGCGTCTATTAAGACTGCTCTCATTAAGCTGATTTTCTTTCTCTCGCCATTTTCTTAAATGTTTTAGCTAAAGCTTTAGCTCTTCCTGTACATCCTGGTTTTGTAATCGGTGTACATTTTCCTTCAGTTCCTCTTTTCTTAATTGAAGCTGTAGCTTTCTGAATCCAGCCACCTTTTTTATAGCCTCTATTTAATTCTCCATGAACTCTACTTATTTCAGCTCTTCGATTTGGATTTAATGGTTTAGCTTCAACACGACCTAGTTCTTCTAATAGGTTCGTACGTCCACCGCCATAATATCCAGCTCTTCCACCTTTAGCATATACCCTTCTTTTAGTTTTCATTGGGCGTGCTGCTGTGGAATCAAAATATTGAGGCATTATTTATTGATTTTGCCAGCTTTACGTTTGCCCCATTTTCCATAGGACTCGTCACGTCTGTCTTTGAAAGATTGTTTCTTAGTAGATTCTTTTCCACGTCTTGCGCTGATAGATTCATCTTCTCTATCTTTGTAACCTTGTTTCTTAGCTTTGCCACCTTTCTTCATACCACTTGAGTATGGAAATCTAACATTGCTTCTTACACCATTTTGTCTCATTATCTTTTCGCTGCTCCTCCGCCTCTTTTGGCGATACCCATTGATTTAACACGACCGCCGCTTTTAAAAGCAGCTCCCATTCCGCGTTTAGCGATTCCGCCACCTTTAGCTCCCCAGGGACTACCCCATATACCCTCGTCAACAGAAGGTGTTACGTATCTTGATGCACCTAGATCAGGAGTTAAATGATCAGGCATTGCTGATGCTAATTTTCCTCTTAAGTTAGCGCCTCTAGCACCTTCAACACTTATTCCAGGTTTTTTTCTACCACCTAATTTAGTAGCACCATAAAGTGCTGCTGCAACGGCTGCTGCCTTACCAGCTTTCTTTAAAAATTTCTTGAGTTTCTTTGCCATGATTAATACCTATTATAATTAGTTAAATAACGCAAGTCTATTTCTTACCTCCATTACGAAAGATTTGTGTTCCCTTAATCCCAAAAACGCTGGCTACGACCAAAATCCACAAATTTGTAAACCATTTTGGCAGATTTGAAAAGTACTCAAAAAAGACATCTATCTTCTCCATAGCCGCCGGATCCTCTGTCCACACAGACCAGGCGAGCACCACGATGGGGAGTGTCAAAATCGCAAGTACGATTTCGTCCTTGTAATCGTTTTGCCGGGCTTCTAAAAGTTTGCCCTGGTAAGATTCCTCACCGGAGGCCATACGCTGGGCATGCATAAGTTGTGCATCAGACATTGCCATTTTCGTCTTCTGACGATTGGCATATATCTTGCTTCCAGCTTGTAATGCTATTTTAGCTAAGCCGAACCAAGCCATATTAGAACCAGGTTGCTGTTTGTTTTCTAGCTTTACCTGTTCCTTGAACTGTAACCTTTGTGCCTTTGTCTATTTTTTGTCCAGGCGTAAAGTCATTAGTTACAATATCAGCTCTAGGGTCTTGTCCAACTTTACCAGGTTCAGCTTTATATTTTTTGCCGCCTTCTGGGTATCCTATTGGTGTTTTTGTCATATTTTTCTCCTATTGGTTTGTACCCTATCTTCTCGGGCCTTTCAAGATCTTAACGTCTCTTTGTTTCATTCTATCTTGTTGCATCTTAGCGTCCTGAGACATCATCTGTTTTGTTAAAGAGGTCTCTGCTCTTAGTTCAGCCAGGTCTTCATTCTGCTCTAATTTTTCATCAAACTGTTGTTGACCCATCAATTGTTTAGATTTATCTAAATTAAGTTTCTCTTGACCTTCCTCTCGTTTTCTTTGATCATCCATGGCTCTTAAATCCAGCTCTCTTGCTTTTAATTTAGCAATTGGATCGTTTCCAAACTGACCCATAATTTTATTTTCTTCATCTTTGAATTCTTGCATCATTTCAGCAATT